GAATACTTCAGGCACTTCAGGTGCTAATGGATCTTCAGGCACTTCAGGTGGTTCATCAGGCACATCAGGTATTACTCAAACTTCAGGCACAAACGGTATAAATGGCACTTCAGGTACTTCAGCAGCTACTTCAGGTATCTCGGGTGCATCCCAAACTTCGGGTACAAATGGTGTAAATGGTACTTCGGGTACTTCAGCATCTACAGCAGGTACCTCTGGTGCATCCCAAACTTCAGGTATAAATGGTGGAAATGGTACTTCAGGACGTAATGGTGTTGATGTACCAGGCACAACTGCAGGCACCTCAGGTGCTAATCAAACTTCAGGTACTTCAGGGGCAAATGGTTCTTCAGGAACCTCAGGTTCTACTGCTGGTACTTCAGGGGCTGCTCTAACATCAGGTACTTCGGGAAGAAATGGCTCATCAGGGATAAATGGATCTACTGTAGGAACTTCAGGCACTTCACTAACTTCAGGTACTAGCGGACAAAATGGTACTTCTGGAGTTTCGGGCTCTACTGCTGGTACTTCAGGTATTAGTCAAACCTCAGGTACCCAAGGTGGTAGTGGTTCTTCTGGTAGAAATGGAGTTAGTGTTCCTGGTACAACAGCCGGCACCTCTGGTGTAAATCAAACCTCAGGTACAAGTGGTGGAAATGGTACCTCTGGTAGAACTGGTACAGCAGGTACTTCAGGTACAGCAAATACTTCAGGTGTGTCAGCACCAGGTGGAACAAGTGGTATTAGTGGTGGGGGTTCATTTACAAACCAACCAGATTTTCTTGTAAAAACAACAGGCACAACTACTATTCAATCAATATCATTCTTATCAGTTTCCGGTACTACCTTACGAGTAGCAGGTACTACTCATACTGATTTTTTAAGAGTTGATGATACTACAGTTTTTGGTACTCTTCAAATACCTGGTGGGGGTAATTTAGTTGATCAAGTTTATACAAATTCCGGTAATCCAAATAATGTATTAGGTGAACCTGATGTTTGGTTACAAGTAGAAATAAATGGAACCAAATACGCTATTCCAAGCTATGCTACTTAAACTTGTCACTCAAATTTTTCTTTCGTATATTTATAACAAAACTAAGCATTTAAACAATGGGATATTTAAATAACGCGGTAGTAACAGTAGACGCTATTCTTACGGATGTGGGTAGAGAGTTACTTGCTAAAAATGATGGTACATTTCGTATTACTCAGTTTGCCTTATCGGACGACGAGATAGATTATACACTATATAATCCAAACAACCCTTCGGGCTCAGCATACTATGGTCAAGCAATTGAAAACATGCCTTTACTAGAGGCGTTTCCACTAGTGACTCAAGAAATGAAGTATGTGTTAACTACACTACCTCGTGGAACTTCTAAAATGCCAGTACTTGACCTAGGATACGCAGCAATTACCCTAAAACAAGGTGCTTCACTTGCTATTACACCTCAAACTCTTAATTACTTGGGTGGTAATACAACTTATGAATCATCAGGTTACACTGCTACTATCTCTGATGTTAGAACACTTAGTGCTTTTAATGGGGTAGGTATTAATACCCCTGATGCTACTGCTCTTAATTCAACTGTAACAATAGGTACTAACGTATCTAAAACAGTTATTGGTACTACAATTAACCTAACTGCAACCACAGTAAATACATTATTTGGTTCAAATTCAATTTTACAAGCTACTTTAACAGTAGTAGGTAGAGATTCAGGTGCTCGTACTACAATTCCGGTAACTATTACTAAAACTTCAGCATAATTATGTCGTTTAAAAGATTAACCCCATCAGATTTTTTAGTGTCTGCGGATTCAATTACAGCACCTTGTTGGACAGGTAATGTGTATGATTTGAGTAACTTTTTTACTAGCTCAGCTCAAGAAGCTAGTTCGCAAGGTGATTATGTATTAGCATCTTATCAAACAGCTTCTACTAATGATGCTGCTGCTATTCAATTCTATTTAGGATTTGCTAACCAATATGGTTCAGGATCTACAGCTTATAATGCAGCTGCACCAGGTTTAAGCCCTTCTAGAACATTGTATGGTCAATATAAAAATTTAATTTTAGAAGATGAAAATGCTCCTTTTATTTTTGGTAGTGTAACTCAATCTAGTTTTTATATTGTTTCAGTTGAAAGAGCTAATTATAAACAATCACTATTCCCAGGTTCTTTAAACTTAAAGTTAACTAGTGGTAGTAATAGTGTATTTTTAACAGATAATAGCAATGATGTATCTGTAGTGCCCTATATTAATGGTACCCGAGTTTATCAAATTATTTCGGGATCAAATGGTACAGCTACTACAGCTGGAGTTCCTTCAGGAGCGAGCCAAGCAGGTTATACTATTTCAGGATCATATGGTTGGTTCCTCCCAGATTTAGGTACTTTGCTTTTAAATTCTAAAGCTTTAGAATTACCTATAGCTAGTGGGGGTGTAAGTTTAGGATTCCTTTCAGGAAGTGCTAATGCTAATGGTCTTAATAATAAAATTATTTTTGCGGCTATTAAAAACGGAGATAGTTTTGAATTAAACTCTCAAGAAAATATAACCTCAGATTACGTATTTATTAGACCACAAAATGCTGAGTTTAACTATACAACTAATCCATCATTTATTTCAGGTTCAACTGGGGAGGTAATTTATCCAGTATTCATTAATAACCCACAAACTTATATTACAACTGTAGGTTTATATAATGATGCAAACGAGTTATTAGCTGTAGCTAAACTTTCTAGACCATTAGTTAAAGACTTTACTAAAGAAGCTCTTATTAGAGTAAAGCTTGATTTTTAAATGAATGAGTGCTTGGAAACAATTTTTAGCATCTGATATAATTGTTAACCCGTTTGTGGTTAATAAAGGTTTTAGCTTTCCATATACTCAATGGGCTACGGGTTCAGATAACCAAATAGTTGGTATTGATCGATTTTTAGGAACTAACGTTAATTGGTTTAGTGACCAATCAACTACAGGTACTCTAACCACCCAATACCAGGCTTTAGTTTACAACTCAGCTCAACAACTTTATTATTCAAACTTTTTATCTTCTAGCACAGGAGATAATGTAGCTCAACCTGTACTAGTCCCAGGAGCAGGGCCTTCAGGTTCAGGGAATGTTTTTATAGGACAAGCTCAAAGTCCATCATATGATAACTTTTTACAAAGTACACTAACTCCTAATAGATTTTGGCCTACTGCTTCAAATTCTAGTATACTAGTATTATCTATTCCTTCTAAATTATATGGTGAATATATAGTACCTAATAGTTTTAATTGGTACTGTGGTGTAGGAGGCGTAGAAGGTGCTATTGTAGATGATGGTCAAGGGAATTTATTCTCTGGAAGTACTAATATAGGTAATATAATCTATACTCATGGTTTAGCTATATTAACTACCCAAGATTCAATTTATAATGAGGATCTTTCATTTTGGTCTCAAGAAACAAACATGACTTGTTCATTCTCTTCTTCAATGACCATTTATGAAACACAATACAAATGTACTATAAGAGAAAGTGAATTTAATGCTACTTTAAACCCATCAGCACAAGCAAGTGGTTCATTATTAACAATAAATTCAAGTTCATTTTCTCAAAGAGGAGATGGAACTCTAGCTAATAATGTAACCGGTTCCTACTTTAGCCCATATGTTACAACAATAGGCTTATACGATGAAGCACAAAATCTTCTAGCAATAGGTAAATTAGCTCAACCATTACCTACCTCAGATACAACAGATACAACAATTCTAATTAATTTAGATCGATAATAAAATGTGGTTATATCAAAATAAAGAGGTCCTCTCTCTAGAGGATCTCCCTCAAGATACGTACGGTTTTATCTATATAGTTACTCACTCACCTTCAGGTAAATCCTACATTGGTAAAAAATCGTTATTTCATAACGTAAAGAAAAAACTCACCAAAAAGCAACTCGCTGAACAGACTGGTAGAGGTAGAAAATCAACCACTGAAATAATCTCAAAGGAAAGCGATTGGAAAACCTATTATGGTTCAGCTAAACCTATCTTAGATCTAATAAAAGAAGGTAAACAAGAAGAGTTTACTCGTGAGATTTTACAGTTGGTTCCTAATAAAAAGTTATTAACTTACTACGAATGTAAATATTTGTTTATGTTAGGGGTCATAGAACAGCAAGACGGATACTTTAACGACAACATTCTTGGTAAGTTCTTCAGAAAAGACTTTGCAGAGTAAGATATTGTTCGTATCTTACCCAATATGGTAAATCAACTAGTAGTCAACTTAGTTAACTCTGTTATAGGACACGGCAAACCCACTGCTCGAGGTAATCAAGCACACATTTGTCCCCTATGCAACCACCACAAACCCAAACTCGAAGTTAATTTTGACGAGAATGCTACCCACTTTCAGAGTTGGCACTGTTGGGTTTGCGATGCTAGAGGCTCTAAACTACTTAGTTTATTCAAAAAGATAGATGCTCCTTTAGATAAGATAAACGAGCTACGTTCATTAGTAGGGTCTACAAGACAAATCACTACCAGCGAATCTTCTAGCAAGGTAGAACTACCTAAAGAATTCAAACCACTATCCGAGCTTACCAAAAACGATATTATTGGAAGACATGCTTTAAATTATTTAAAGAAGCGCGGTATTTCTAAACACGATATACTTAAATATAATATTGGGTATTGTGAGGGTGGTGTATACAACAAAATGATCGTTATACCATCGTATAGCAGCGAAGCTAAACTAAACTATTTTGTGGCTCGTAACTTTGACTCGAACTCCCCAGTCAAATACAAGAATCCACCTATAAACAAAAATATTATACCGTTTGAACTATTTGTAAACTGGTCCTCTCCA